TTGATATATCTTCTTCTGAAAGTAATCAAGTACCAAAAGCGACTGCTGTCGGGTGGGCACAAAGAATATGTGGGTTAACTGCTATACATCCCGATGTAGCGAGGGCGTCCGGCATACCCAGCATCCGCGAACACTATGAGGGTGGGTTGCGTCGCAATAAATCCAAAATGCGAAGGTCTAGAAAAAGTAATAAATCCAAAAAGAGAAGGTCTGGAAAAACGAATCGTCGTCGTTAAATTTTTATTTGTATAAAACAACCATATACCTTGATGGGTTATTGTATAGTTGTTTAGCGGTATTTTGCCAAGTTTTAAATGTTTCTTGATGTATATCAGATGAGAATATTAAGCATTGATGTTGGTATTAAAAATTTAGCATTCTGCCTATTAGAAAATGAGAAAATCGCAAAATGGGATGTCATAAATCTTGCCGCTCAAGACGCAAGTGATGGTTGTGGATGTTGTGTGGTCGATAAAAATGTGAAATGTAGCAATTTGGCGAAATTTATGAAAAACGGGAGCCATTATTGTTTAAAGCATGCAAAAAAACAGCCGTTTCAAATCCCGACGCCCGAACTAAAAAAGGCATTCATCAATAAACAAAAGCTCCAAAAACTTTATGAAATGGCTGACAAATATGGCATTCAATATACAAACACAATGAAAAAGAATGACATTATACATGAACTAAACGAATACACCACAAACATGTGTTTTGACATGATTCATAGTGTCGGTGCTGCTGAAATAGATTTAGTCACTATCGGCAAGAATATTAAAAAACATTTTGACCAGATCTTTAGCGGGGGAGAAGTCTTTGATTATGTTATCATTGAAAATCAAATTAGCCCGATTGCAAATCGCATGAAAACGATTCAAGGAATGATTGCGCAGTATTTTATTATGACGGGATCGTGTCAGAAGATTGAATTTGTTTCGTCTGTGAACAAATTAAAAGATATTTCTCCCGCTGACAAAAGCGTGAAATTAACATACGGCGATCGGAAAAAGTTGGGAATATCCACATGTTTAGAAATCATAAAAGATACGAATTCTTATTCCGAATGGTGTGCCTATTTTACGAGCCACAAGAAAAAGGACGATTTAGCTGACTCATTTTTGCAAGGCAGATGGTTCAAAAATCAATTAGTGTAAAGAGTAAAAATGTACGGACAATTGTGCAATAATATATATATCTTCGCGTAAGACTTAAAATTATATGTTCTAATTAATTTAGTAATAGAATGGACGGACCAGAGATGATTGATATTTCCAGTTTCGATTTAAATGAATCCGGTAGTAGCCGTAGATCAGGCTTGAAATCTAGTAATTTTGGAGGAGGTATTGAATTGTTAATGAATGACAAAATTAAGGAAGGCTCTGGCAGTAAACTATCTAGCGATATTGATATTGATGATTTGACCAATCTAGAAAACGAATTAAACGATTTGGCGGAAGATGCTGACACGATTAATTTAGGAGGTTCAAATACATACCAAGCCAAGTCGGATTTATTTGGTGGCGGGGGAGACAAGCACTCGGTTAAATTTAATATGCCATCGGGTTCGGGTGCTGCATCCATCGGACAGGCGACTGCAAATACGGACGGAGGGAACGCAAAGACGTGGGACGGATATGGAAAGTTTAATGACATTCCAGTGAATCCGGACATGACAAATGCACCCTCTCAACCACAAATGTCCAAGGAAGAGTTGTTGAGAGAGAAATTCAAGTTTTTGAGAAAGTTGGAGGCATTGGAAAAGAAGGGTGTTGAGCTTTCCAAAAAATACAATATGGACTCGCCTCTACTTGAGATGCAGGGCGAATATGAGACGATTATGGAAGAAAAGGCAAAGCAAAACTCGGTCAAGTTCCAAGGCAACATGTTGATGGCTTGTATCAATGGCATTGAATTTTTGAATAACCGATTTGATCCCTTTGATATTAAATTGGACGGATGGGGCGAACAAATCAACGAAAACGTCTCGGATTATGATGACGTATTCGGCGAGTTGTACGAGAAATACAAGTCCAAGGCATCCATGGCTCCTGAATTGAAGCTTTTGTTCCAATTGGGTGGAAGCGCGATGATGGTTCACATGACCAATACCATGTTCAAGTCCGCCATGCCAGGTATGGATGACATCATGCGTCAAAACCCCGACTTGATGCGTCAGTTCCAAAGCGCCGCGGTGAATTCCATGGGCCAGAGCAATCCTGGGTTCTCGGGATTCATGAGCGGATTAATGAATCCTGAGCCTGAACCGCAGATGGGACGCGGTCCTCCTCCGCCCATGGCGACACAAGGACCCAATTCCATGCCTCAAACTCGTGAGCGTCCAGGTAATAATGCCAGTAGCTATGCGCGAAACAATTTTGCAAACGACGGAATCAATATTCGCGAGAATATCGTTGAGGCAGAGAGAAGTTCAAGACGCCAACAACAGCAACAATCCGCAGGTGGTCGTCCTGAAATGAAGGGGCCGAGCGATATTAGCGACATTTTGTCTGGACTCAAAACCAAGACGATTAATATTCAGGAGGCGCCTGCTACTGCACCCGCATCCGTTTCCGGCTCCGCTTCTAACCAAAATGAAAGCAGCACCATTAGTATTTCTGACATGAAGGAGCTTCAGGGAGATGGTGCAATGCCAAAGAAGAGTCGTCGTCGTCCTACGTCAAATAAAAATACGATTAGTTTAGACATTTAAGAAAAAAATGAAGTTTTTGATATATTTTATGACAATATATATCAAAATGTTTGGTGCAAATAATAACAATAACAACGTCAACACCAATAATAACAACAACAAAAAAATGGGAGTCATGGCCTCTGTATACCCAACAACAAAACCTAGTTATACGTTGTCTTACGAGAATAGGTTTATCCAAAACCCTATTGGAAATCCTGGACTAACTGGAGGGTGGATGAATATAAAACCTGAGACGTCAAAGCATACCAAGTCGGCGTAATAAGCTTGCGGGATGTGGGGTGTGGGGTACGTGTGTGGGATGTGGGCCTCGGCGGAGGCTATTTACTACCAGATTGCGTAAAGTTGGCGGTGGACGGCTTAATAATATATTGAGCCATGCTTGAATTATTGCAACAAATCTGTAATATGTCCGACATGTAATTACAATAACGCGAATTCTCATTTGATTGAGTCATGCATTTTATATATGCAATCTCTCGATACTTACAATCCATAAATGCTACATTTGCACATTCATATTTTATTGTGTTTTTTAAATAAGTCTCATACATGGAGACTGAATCGGACATAATAATAATATATATATATTTTTTTATATATATTATAAACGTATAGCGTAATTGGTATATAATTTAACGACGAGTTTTTCTTCGTCTGTTGATTTTTCGTTTCATGGTTCGTCTCTTACGAGCAGTTTTTCGTGGTCGTCTTGCACCAGTTCGTCGACCTCCCTTCATTTTGCGCGTTTTTCTGTATCGGCGTCTTCTACCACCCGCTTTTTCTTCGCCGCCTGCACCTGCTGCTGCCGCTGCTGCCCTAAGACCTGGTGCCTCACCACGCATTCTGTCAATTGCTCCCTCGCCCATTGGTTCCCATCTATTATCAGCAATAGCCTTTACCTGTACACTGATTGGTGGTTCCACATCGGACACCCTAATGTTAAGCTCATTTGTAGCCATCAATTTGTTTACGTTCAAAGGATTCTCGCCGTTATTAATTCGCGCAATAACATCAATGCAGCGTGCCAATATAAAATTCAATGCAGCAATCTGTGGGCGCACATCTCTTTCTATTTGTTCATCTACTATATACTTCCATAATTTTGCAACATCCGCGCGAATATTGGTAAATTTACCTGCATTTGCGTATTTAGATATTGCATACTGAAGATATCCGTTATACTTTGCTACGATACGTTTAATATCAGCATTTAAATTCATTTTATAAGCATTTGTTGCTAATGCTTTGAGTGCTTGTAAAGAGCCCACCGCTTCAACACCGCTTAAAAACGAATGGTCGACCATATCAGGCTGAACTACACCATTAGCATCGGCTTGACTTAATATATTATTTAGAAACCATACACGATATTCTTCATTATCGGCTAGACTCTTATAGTCGTTTTGTTGGTCCGTCCATTCAGTATTTTCAAGCGTTCTTGCAGCCCTAGAAATTAGTCTACCAGCATCGCCAAGACCAGCAGCGTCCTCTATATCACTACTATCAAAATTAACCATGGGAGACTTACCATATATAAGGTCATAGTAGACGGATAACATATCTTTGATAGCATTTATGACATCATTAGTATTAGATAAATCTGCAACTAAATCAGGGTCCGATTTGATATCTTCATAACTAATGCTAGAGTTTTCTGTTATTTCTCTTGCTTTTTTTAATAGTATTAGATATAATACCTGTTGCATACGTGCGAATATTGCCTTAGGAGACGACTCACCTGTTAATACTTCACGTATCTCTTCAACTAGAGGCGAATATTCAATTTGCACGCCGATAGTAGTTATAAGACTACCAGTCAATATGGCGAATTCACGTGCACCTACAACAAAGTCCTTGGCGCGAGGCGCAATAGTTTGCACAATTTGATGAACCGCTGCACTATATTCGTTAAACACTTGTGTTGCCGCATCCGATGTTAAATCAGCAGAATTTAATAATTCCTCACTACGTCTTTGAGTATCTGTTATTGTGCCGACAAGATACTCGTATATTGCATTATTAATAGGAACACTGAGAATAGCACGTGCAAACCCAGATTGTCGTAATGCCATTATATTATTTATATATATAACGGATATAAATTATTAATTTACGTTTGAATTAATAATTTTGACTTGCGCTAAATAAACTATTTTATTTCTTTACGCGCCTAGAATTAGATTTATGCTTCGCACGCTTGTGTTTGCGAGTTTTTGGTCCGCGACATTTTTTATTGGCACATCGTCTAGTAGAACCACTCTTTTTGCCACCATATCGTCGTCTAGTGGGTTCGCTACGAATGGGTCTGGCTTCTGCAAGAGGCACTTCTGACGCAACCGGCAAAGGCGCCTTTGATATATTTTGCTCCTTAGGAACATAATCCGTACCACGAGAATCAGCCCATGCTTCTTGTATGTTATCCCATACTCTTGAGCATTGCATTCGCGCCTTTTGCGCGGTGGAAATTGACTTGCCAGGATACAAATCTAAATCCATAACAACGTAATACGAATTTTTTGATTCAATCTTATTGGGCTTCTTCAAGTAATATGCCAAGGCCTTTTTAATACTCTCCTCATCATTCGCGCTACTTAATCCTGAACCTTTCGGCAGATTCAATTTCTTATCACGCGCAAGCTTTTCAATATAATCCTTGATTAAATCAATGCGAAGTTCGTTTGTTTTGCACGCATCTAGAGGGGTTCTGCCATCTATCGCTTTTATAGTAAGATCTCCGCCAAACTCCACCAACATTCGCGCAATATATCCATCTCCATTACGGCATGCAAAGTGTAAAGGTGTCGCCTCGTATTTATCGCCTATATTTGGATTGGCTCCCTTGTCCAACAAGAACTTAACCATCTCTTTATTTCCGGCCTTCACTGCAATATGAAGTGGAGTTTCGCCTTGTTCCGCTGATTCTGGATTTGTTCGCGAATTCACAAGAATGCTTACCTGATTTGCAGGCAATCTGTCTAGGATGTTTTCAATCTCAGGCAGGGAATCGTTTTCGACCGCATCAAATAAGAACTGCGTTAAACTATATTGTTCTTGTAAATTTTCCTTGAGTGTTTTATTTTCAACCAAATCAAATGGCGTCTGGCCGTTGTTATTTTTCAAGGTAGGATTGGCTCCGCATTGCAGCAATAATAAGGCAATATCTTTGTTCCCAAGTTGGCATGCTATATGCAGAGGCGTGTCGCCAGTTGTTAAATCTACTAGATTTACGCTACGAAAGGTTTGCAATAGTTCTTGTAGGTCTTGTGTCCGATTGTTTTTGACAAATTCAAACATCTTTTTCACGTTTGCCAAATGGAGTTCCAACTTGGCTTTCAGTGCCGGGTCGTTGCACACTTCTATTGGGGTTTTGCCAAGGACATTTTTTATAGTAAGGTCCGCGCCGTTTAACACTAACACTGACGCAATTGTGGCATATCCATTTTGGCATGCAATATGAAGCGCAGTATCGCCAACAACATTTTGTTTATTAATGGTTCCCTGCGCTCCCATTTCTAACAACGTCTTGACTACACCAAGACTTTTATTCTGGCATGCAATCATTAACATGGTATTGCCGTTGGCACCCGTTTTATTGATAAGCGATGTGTCGTCGTTGAGCAGAGATTTGATTTGAGTTGTGTCATTTGTTTCTATAGCGCGCATCAAATCATCCTCTGGACCGCCACCCATTTGAAATAGATATGGTCCATAAGACCGGTCAGTATCAGGTAATTGTTTCTTATTGTAAAATTGAGGCAACTTTTCAGATAGATTCTTATCGTAAATGTTATAAAGAGCGTCAAGCGATTTGGGTCTTTTTTTTGCTTTAGATTTAGTATTTAATTTAATAATCTCTGGATAAGGACTCTCGTCATTTATTACAAAATCTCCTATGGGAGCATCTCCTATAGGGTTATTAAATTTACATGAAGCTAAAAATATCATATAGTATAAATAAGATGGTAAGCGCGTTAAATCAAATACATACTCGGGAGGCTTCTGCCTACTACTATCTTCCACACCAGTATCTGCTCTACCATGTTTTTTACATATTGCCTGATACGTTGGTTGTTGTTTTTTATCAGAATTGTCATATAATATAAATGCACATTTTTCAAAATTTCTCAACAAATCCAGTTGATTTTGAGCCTCATAGTTTTCAAGTGATGGAATATTCGCAATAGTAAATCCATCTACATTTTGTATGCGCGGGTTGCCATCATTGCCTATCCCTTCCTTCATTTCATACTCATCTGTTAAAACATTGTAAGTCTTGTTGTCAAGTTCTTTTACGATTACGCCTTTATTTATTACCTTTTTAAATTCATTCATTTCGGCAATTCTAACTCTTTCATCTGTGGTTGTTTCTACTTGCACTCTTTGATTCAGTGTAAATGATGGAGGAACTTCGGGCGCAGGGTTGGATTGCATTAATATAAATTTTGTCTTACATATTACCTCACACCGAAGTATGTTTAGTTCGTCTGAATCGTCGCCAAAGTCAATAAATACAGCATATATTTGTTCTAGCATGTCGTTTATAATGGCTTCTTTTATACCCGTCATAGAATTGATAATTTCAATAATTGCTTTTTGCAATGTCATCTCATTTTTGGGTCGTTCTTCAAAAACACCCCACAATTTTATCTGATCTGTTGCGTCTGAACTTACGGAATCATCATATAAGTATTTTCTAACACTAGTTGGAGTCCAAAATCCCCCCAATTTAGCGGATTCTATAAGCGCGTTTGAAAATTGACGACGAATTCGCGAATTAATATCGGTTGGTAGAGGGGGTGGTTTGGGTACGGCATTAATAATGTCAATATTAATGAATTTTTTGATATCTGGTGGTAAAGCGTTAAAAAAGGATTGGAATTTTTCTTGAGCCTTTTGCACGGCCGCCTTTTTGTCAGCTCGTGTTTGTTTTGCCTTTGCATATCCAGCTAATCTTCTTTGCTCTTTATCTACAAGTGCTTTGCGCGCTAATGTTAAATTAGCTAGTCGTTGTTCTTTGATCGCACGTTGTTTCTCATTATCGTCATCTTTTATTAATGTAATCAATGCTTCATCTTTGTTTATTTTTGCTTCTTCTTGAGCTTCTTCTTGCTCTAATTCTTCATTCTCTTGGTCTATTTTTACATCTTGTTGCGTTGCTGTTTCTAGTTCTTTATTTGCAGCTTCCACGTTTTGTAGTAGTCGCGTAGCCTCAGCTTCCGCCTCTGCAATTTTAGCCTTTTCATCCGCATCTACCAATGCTTTTGCGTCTGCCTCGGCTTTTACCCTTGCGTCCGCCACTGCATTTGCCTTCTCTACCTCAGCTACCCTCGCATTAGCCGCAACCGAGCTGGGCTCCACATTAACATAGTTTGGCGTTTCATCAAGTAATGGCTGGTAAGCTTTATTAGCCATTTGTCTTTCTAACAATTTTGCAAGCTCCCAAGGCGACACCTTTTTCATAATCTGATCCGCAGTTAATCTAGGCTTTGTATTTTGAGCGACATTTGAGAGAACACTTTTAATAGCCTTGTTAATTTTTGAACTCATCTCCAATGCGTCGCCTCTTTGTAATGCAACAGGAATCTCGCTACGCTCCTTTTTAGCCTGTTCTTCAAATATGGCGATATTAGATGTCTTTGGAATGATTACTCCATATGATGTATATGTGGGAGCCTGCAATTGAAATCGGGTGCTAGTATCAATGTAAATATTGGGGCGCGTATCAATCTGCCAATCGCCAATTATCCAGTCATGTGCATAAATGGTATAAGGTGCGCCTTCAATATAGATGACATTATCTGATTTGAATAAAGTATCTAATGTTATTTGGATATTATTATCGGTAATACCCTCTTCCTTTGCGGTTGCCAAATCTGGTATTTGCTGCGGGGATTCATTCATAGTGCGTAGCAACAAGTTATTGAATTCGTATCGGTTAAAAAATTGAGTGTATATTTCTTTACGTTCAGCCGGAGTCTCTCCGCCTCCATACTGATCTTGCTGGTTATAAGTATTGTTGTATGGTTGATATTCATTTGGCATTTGGTATCTATTTTGAGCATTGTATGGATTATTGTTGTATCGTTGGTATCCATTCGGCAATTGGTATCTATTTTGAGCAAGGCTTGGTGATTGCGCTACAGGCGGAGGTAGCGGTTGAGGGTTATTAACTATCGATTGTTTTAATTTAATTCTCGGATCAAACCAGACCTGTGAACTAGTAGTATTCGGAATTGTCATTTGCGGTTTATACAACAAATTACGCTTTCCAGGTATTCTAGTATTCAACAATATAGTTAATGTATTCGTTAGATTTGATTGGTCGCTTTGGTCGCTTGGCTGGCTTTCACTCTTTTCAATTAGTTTGCCATTTAGATTCAACAACATGATTGCAATATCATACAAGTCCTTAACGGATGATTCTACCTTGGTTTTGTCTGGATTTGCACCACCCTTCTGTTTTTTGGAACGCCTACCTCCGAGTTTCTCTCCACCATCCTCCATGTATATTGGGACGTAATTCACTTCACTAGTTTCTACTGAAAAATTCCTATCTACAGCACCATCATCTTTACACATATCTATCAAATCAGTCTTGGGCGTTGGTTGGTCGGGTGGGAAAAGAATCTCAATTTTTTGAAATATATCACCGGCTTCGTTCGTGTATCTCTCATCATGTCCAGTTGTTTCTTCATATTTCTGATATAATGCTCCAACATCAGAATACTGGTCAAGTCTGGCAGGTATATATTTTCCAGAGAACGAGAACACTCCAATAATACCATATATTTCATTATACTCTGCTTGTCCAATCCAATCATTTAGTTCATTAGCTAATGCATCGAGATCCTTATCGCCATTCAGCGCGAGTGTTAATTTAGCACTTTCTGCTTGAGAACCCGGATTTGGTTTGTAGAGAGTATCTATTACTTCTATATCGCCATTGTTTTTACGAATCTCAATAAAATGGCCATTTTTTGGGTCTTTGTCTGCCTTTAGTGTATGCAAAATCATACCTATCAAATTGTTGCCTGATTGAAACTGGTCAATAATCAATTTGCAATATTCTTCAGTTGTATATTTTTTATCACCAACATTATTTATTTCAAATGTAGGATATCCCACTATATTCAGCGCATTTCTAATAATAACTGGCGAATAGTTGCCCGAATTCTCACAACCATCTGCATCCACTCTAAAAATTATAGTTCCGACATCATTAACTAGTATAAAACGCCTGTTTATCCGGCATATTTTATATAAATCAATTTCATTTGTTCTATTATAGTCTTCCAATAAACTCTTTAGCTCCTCATTATATTGTTTGAAGGATGTAATTGGCGACGCTTCGTCAAGTGCAAGGTGCTCGTTGTATATGTCATTTGTTATCGCCTTATTTCGTATATTTTTAGGCGGACATGCTGTTTTTGTCCAAGCTTTATGAAACAGGTTATGAAGCGCATGATGACCACATAATGCACCAGATTGTTCTTCTGTCTGCCAAGCATTGTCTGGCTCTATCGGGTGTTCAACGGCTGGTCGCGCAGCCTTATAATATTCCTCCCATTTTTGCTTATTGTTGCACATATCCTCCAAGCCATTAGATGTTGCTACTGGTTGAGGTTGTTCGTCAACGGCATCTGTTTCATCATCTGCATCCTTCTCCTCTTCAACACCATTGTCGGCTACATCATCTTTGTCATCAGGCGCCCAATTAATATCTGGCATTTTTTTAATATCATTCAAGGTAGAGATTACGAGAGAATTAACCACATCAACGTTCTTTCCAATTCCTTCAGGCGCTTGTCTTAATGTATCTATTATGACTACCGCGGTTGCAAAATTTAAAGCGGTATCCACCTTTTTTGAACTGGCCACGATCTGTTCATATATCGGATTATATGTTTTATATAGCGAAGTATCGCGAGTCATGTCTTCTTTATATTGTTTTGCAGACGCGTCCAATTTTGATTTAATGGCTTCAATCTGTTCGAGCGCGCCTTGCGCTCCTGCAATTGAATTCTTTTTGGACCACTCATATACTTTTATCGCCCATAAACTTGCAGATTTTGCGACTTCAATTGCTTGGTCGTTGTTCATGGGAGTTATTCTACCATAGTATACGTCTGTAGCCTTTTGCGTAACCCTTTGCGCAATTTTGTTGAAAAACGTTTGTTCATTGGGTAAAAGTTGTTCATTTGCCTTACATGAAATATCTATATCTGCATCGTTGCATGTATCAAAATCTTTTATTTTTACTAATTTGGATGGGTCCAATGATGGATCCGGTGTTGTATTATTAATATTAAGTGCCATACTTATAATACCTTAAGAAGAAGTTTTTTCGTTATAATACACATATTATTTACCATCTATATTATTCATATTATCCTTTTCTAATTCAAAATCATACAAGGCTTGTCTTTGAGCCTTTACGTTTTTTTCCTGTTTTGCCTTTTCTAATATTCGCTCAGCATTTTTGATTTCTTCGTCTGAAACAAAACCATTGCCATTTGTATCAAGCGCTTTGTCTAAAATGCGATATTTGTGCGGTACTATGCAAAATTTGCTTTCTTCGTTAAACAAGTGGTCAGATAATACAACAAACACTGCAGTAATGACCAAGGCCGTATAGATATCACGAGTACCCATCCAGGCCATTGCAAACACTAAAATTTGTTTAGTAACAGACAATTTGAAATATTGTTCTGCAGATTTGCTAAATTGAATAGAAATAAATTTTGAACCAATGTTCAACATAATCATAACGACTCCGGCGAAGAACTTGCTTTGGTTTAAATACATAACATGGTCATGTAAATATGAAAATATACCAAATGATGACGATTGTTCACCACCAGTAGTAGGTTGCGATGCATTGTTTGGGGGAGGCGAGGGTACAGATACATTTTGTTGTTTCTTTGCCATTGAGATTTATTATTATAATAAACGAAGATTATTATTATGCCCAACTAAATGTTTTTTGGAGAGTATCCACATATTCTGTCGCTTGTTTTTGTAGTTTATCGACGTACAGGCGTACTTCTCTCTTTTTGGGATTATACATGCCACGTATAGTAGGCGTAAACTCCTCTTTAACATCAAACACACTAAAATAAATGATTATCAATATCATGAATATAAGTGCCGCCAATATATACTTGTTCTTACACTTCATGCTTCTTATATAGATACAATATTTTATTACAAACGCAAAATGTTGTATCCTTTCACTTGAAAATTACTCTATCGAGTAAGTGTATTAGACGTATCTGGCGGACCTTGACTTATTGTAGTAAGTTCTGCTGATTTCGCATCTTTAACTTCATCGTCCTCCTCTTCTTCCTCTTCTTCATCGTCTTCTTCTTTTTCAATTTCGGCAGGACTACTAAATGCTTCTGCACCATAAGGTGTATTGGAAGTTGGCTTGGGTCTTTCAATTTTGCTTGCATTTTCACCAGTAAAGCCTTCTTTATAATCGTTAATGTTATACAATGTAGTTATAATTATGGTAGCGATGATGCCTGCATATTTATTAAACAATGTTAGTCCTATGACAGATAATACTAAAATACTTCTACCCAATAACGTGTATAATAAAAAGTCGATATTTTTGCCACAAAAAAACATGGTAGCTGCAACTAAAGCAATAGATACAAAAATCGAATAATTTTGCTTCATGTCTATATTTATACTGCCGATTTTATTTCAGCAGGATTTGATAATTTATTATCTTAATTTTTAATAAGAAGAATGTCTTTAGCAATGAGTGCGGCTCCCTATGATGATAATGAAAATAATAATTCAAATTCCGCCATTAATAATAAAAGAACTACATCACATAACAGAACACAAAAAAGGTTTCCGGATCAATTAATAGATACAGATAAAATAAACAATGTTCTACAATCGATTCATAATACCTCGTCCGAAGGGTCAGAGGATTCGAGTGGTCTAGCAGATTTTAATCCGCCAAGTCCTCCAATTTCATCTGGTGTTCAACGGACGACGGATGTTAAGCCCAGCCCCATTCAAAATACGGAAGCCATGCAAACTTTAGGTAGAACACCGGCTCCGGCAGAAGAATACAACACTGAGAAATTAGACTTGAATAACTTTAGTACAAATTATGGAAGTAAAATTACGAATGAAGAATACTATAAGAAGTTTGTTCCAAATTATCCAAAGCAACAAGCTGAAAATGAAAGAATAAATCGGCAGTATTATAATCAATATCCAGCACCAGCCTATGGAGGAGGCGCACCTGATAATAACGTGTTAATTGAGAAAATAAATTATATGATACACCTGCTTGAGGAAAACCAAGACGAACGAGTCGGGTCCGTAACAGAAGAAGTCATATTGTACTCCTTTTTAGGAATATTCATTATTTTCATGGCAGATTCCTTTTCTAGAATCGGCAAATACAAACGCTAATATCGTGTTAGCCTGAGTAAAAATATAAATGAGCAAATTATGCGTAATTTGCTTATTTGTTTGTTCATTTTGTTTTCTACAATATAATATATATATGGGTATAACTACACCCACAACAACAACAAAGGCAAATATCACACGAAGTAATAGCTCCATGAGCGGAAAAAGTACTATCCGTCAGAAGGGAACCCTCAAAATACCTAATAGGCAACGTAGTGAATCTATGGAGCAAGGTAATGAAGCGATGGATAAATCGGGACCATATGGATTTATTGTACATGATTGTAATAAAGTAGAATTTGGATTTGGAAATTTCACCCCCGAAGAAAACCTATACATGGACTTTGAAAACGCTCGACCTGGATTGTCATCAACGCGGAATGCGTGTTTTATATTAAAAATTGCTTTAACAAATGAATCATGCACCGCTACATATAAGTTTTTGAATGATAGAACTACTGACTATGATAAAATAATGGCCCCTAAATATCCTAAAATGACAACGCAATATAACGCGGCAAGGGAAAATTTAGAAAGTCTCTTATATAATCCTACGCTAACTTTAGATGAATATAACGTCGCCAAGACGATTGAAAAAATAATAAAATTCAAGTTGATTCAACCAAACGAGGTAAGTTATTTTTTTGTAAGCATAGACGCACCAAAGCCAAGGATTGGATTTGAGGGATGGCATCAAGATAATTTAAATATTATTGTAGTTGGTAGTAAAATAGTTGGTAATTCGCCAGAAGAGATGAAAGAGATGCGTTATCATCTTAGTGAATTGGGTATAACACATAAGAATAGTCAACCAATTAATAGCGATTTTGTTTTAATAGAATATTTAAATGACGGAGTATCTACCACCGTGCAAATTAATGGTAATGTCAATACAAGCAACCCTGATAATATTGCTAGATTTAACACTATACCTGGGTCTGTTATATTAATTGAAAACCCTGGGCGAAAGCATACGGGACCATATATGTGTAAATCTAATTCAGTAGACCGGGCCGAAGGAAATAAATCACTACAAATAATTATGGATGAGAAATTGGAAAGAACATTATATAGAACACAATTAACAAAAATTAACGATGATCAGTTCTCTAAGGTAAGCGAATTTATGCCTGATGCTGCTCCCGTGAATATTAATGTTAATGTTAAAGATATCATACCTTTTAATGAAATACAGATGACGGAGTATTGCACTTGCAAGAGATCGGATTACGCTGAATATGGCGGTAAAAGAAATAAACGAAAAGTAAATAAAACACGAAGAAAAAATAAAAGAAGGCGTTCAAAGCGAACACAAGGAAAACGACGTTTTAAATAGGCTTATGTACCCAGAATCAAAACACGTTCAGGCTGAAACACGCTATATGCAAAATTATAGAAAAAATACGCAGTGGATGATGTGAAATTAGGAGGTGCCGACTTTTTTATTTCATCTATGAGTTTCTTATTGTGAGAGATTTCTTCAATAAGTAAATACTCGTATTTAGGTTTTATAGCGTGAAGCGCCAACCCAAACCCTTGTATGAAGAGAGCCTTGTCGTCCGTCGCGCATATACTGGCAATGCAACTAATACATTCGTGTCCGTCAATTTTTACACACGTTTTCTTGAAGACATAGGCCATCTGAATATTATTGCCCCCATCTCCATGTGTGGTATCCATCAAAAAATAAATATAATAATTTTCGGTTTTAATCAACTCTAAAATATTGGAAAGTTCAGGTGTTATAGTTATATCAAAATGTTGTCTCATATTTGCTTTTAGGAAATCCAAAAGGAAACGAATGTTTTGTTTATTGCATTCTACGAGAGAATATCCAGGTTGCAATGTGCCAGGTTTCACCCAATTTCCAATAAAAAAACCATATGTAGAATAAACACACATCGGCACGATTCCTGTTAAATCGCCTTCTCTCTTGAACAAGTCAACGTGGAGTTTTTTATTCATATGACGCTGGTTGTAATAGTGCGTTTGGATTACTTGTGGAGCAGTGCCTTTTTTTCGGTGGGCCTTATCTATGCACAAATAATCAACATAATATGCGTAAAATACGGCCTCTTTGCTCCCATTTAGAATCTTTATATGTAGCGGTCTGGCTGTTATGACACCGATGATTTTATCATTGGGAATCAATTCATTTGTTTTCAAGTCCTGAATAAGCTGTTTTTCATTGTAAAATGTAAAGAATGACGGATGATTATGGCCGTGAAAATAGGGAACAATATTCTCTTTCTTGGGTAAATAAACATTGTCGCCGTTGCGTAAAAAGTGCACCTGAATAAAGTTGACAAATTGTGTCAGCTTGGGCGTCCCATTAACGTTATTAAAAAACAGGGTCTCTATATTTGTTAGATTGGTATACCGATTTTTTTCCGGAAGTTCCTTGTTTATAATTCCGCATGGAAATAAGTAATAATAAAAATCATATACGTGAAATACTGGCTGGTAATACCAAAAGCCATAAGAGAGACGGACATATATATAAACCAGTAATACTAATAATAGTATTCCTAATATGATGTATGTATAATATTCGTGCATTTATTAGATGGTTATACAAATATATGTTTAGATTAAAAATTGTTAATTTTAGTAATAAATATAATAAAGAATAAAAGTATAAATATACTATAATGATTCTAACGGAAGATAAAATAATAGATTATGTAGAATCACAAGGTGGAGTATTAAATACACGTAGAACATTAAATATTAATACCATCAATTTTGAGACATGTAAGGAAAATACAATGGTATGTTTGACTGGATATAATCATATTATTTCAGATTTTTTTAATGTTATAATAAATAAATTTGTAAACCCAGTTATATTAATTATAATAGAGTCTGATGAAGTACACTTAAACCCGTCATGGTTAAACAATCCAAAGTTGAAGCATTGTTTTACATGGAACAAACCATTTCATCATCCAAAGTTGTCAGGATTACCAATAGGATTAAATTATAATAGGCAATATAATATGTTGAATACATGGCTAACCACAGAAAAAGAGAAGGAACCCATACACAATAAAAAATTATTATGTATGAATTGTTCGTTGCATACAAATTATATCCGCAGTGAATTAATTAATAAGGTAAGAACCGAATGGAATGATTTTTGCACAATACTTGATTTTATACCACATTTAAGTTCTCATTATATACCATCGCATATTGAAGGACAAATTAGAATAGATGTTACAAATCCATTATGTTATGATGAATGGAAAAAATATAAATTTGTACTATCTCCGCCAGGTGCAGGTATTGATTGTCATAGAACATGGGAAGCCGTGCATGCAGGATGTATTCCAATAGTATTGTCTTCAAATTTAAATGAATTATATATTGATTTGCCAATAGTAGTAGTTAAAAGTTGGGATGAAATTACACGTGATTTTTTAGAAAAAAAATACGAAGAATATCAACAAAATAAAGAAAATAACATATATAATTATGATAAATTAACTCTTGAATATTGGACAAATAAAATAATAAATATAAATGAAAATAAGCCCAAGATTCATTTTATCACATATGCAAATGAAGTATTTGAATTAGCCAAAGAACGATTATTGAAAGAAGCCAGAGAATTTGGTGAATTTGCAACAATAAAGGGGTATGTGCCAGCAGATTTGCCCCAAATTTTTAGAGAAAAATATAAAGAAATTTTAAACCAATCGCGTGGTGGAGGATATTGGATATGGCGCCCGTTGATAATATATGATACATTAAAGAATATGAATGAAAACGATTATTTAATTTATTTAGATGCTGGTTGCAAATTAAACATTCATGGAAAAACAAGATTTCATGAATATATAGATTTATTAAATAAAAGTGATTACGGGATATTGTCGTTTCAAATGTCAGGAAATACTGGCCCAGGTACACTAGAAATAGAGAAAAAATGGACAATAAAAGAAATATTTGAACATTTTAATGTAGATATGAATAGCAATATTGCAAACAGCGGTCAATATTTAGGTGGTGTTTTAGTAATGAAAAAAAGTGAACATTTATATAATTATATGAAAGCATATCTTTCAACTATTCTTACAAAATCACAACTATGCACAGATATATATAATAATAATAATCAAATAAGCGAATTTAATGAAAATAGACATGAGCAAAGTATTAGTAGTATATTAAGAAAACAGATGGGATCTGTAGTAATAGATGGCGATGAATCATGGATGCCTCCATTTGGTGAAGGAGAATCCTTGAAATATCCATTCTGGGCAACACGTTCTAGGCAATAATTCCTATGTTATAAATTTAGATGTCCTCTCATAAACTAAATGAAATTATTTTTCTCATTTAGTTTATTTATTAACCAATAAGTCCAAGTAGCCTATCTGCAATCAGTTTCACTACTGGCACAGATACAGCATTTCCAGCAAGTTTGTATAGGCTCGCATCAGATAACTTGGGCAAAGTATAAGATTCGGGAAACCCTTGAAAATTAAAGCATTCGCGCGGTGTCAACTTTCTAACGCCTTTATTGTCCAATACTAAAGGTACGTTATGACCTCCGGTTCCCATGTTAGCAGTTAATGTAGGGCACTCATTGCTTTTATTCTCTCTTACATATACTCGTCGATATTGGTATATCGTATTTTGTTTGACAACATCTTTCTTTACTAAATCCCACGTGGATGATTTATCCGTGTAGTAATATTTGTCAGGAATGTTCTCTTCTAGCAATGATTCTATTTGTTTTTTTTCTACTTTATTAAAATCAAGTGAGAACTTGGCGTATATGTCTTCTGATTTCATGCATACGATGTATATTCTCTCTCTGTGTTGTGGGATGCCAGTAATTTCCGCGGTATTTTGAACTTTACATTGAATCAAGTATCCGCGGTTTGTCAGCTGGGTTTTTATTGTCTCAAACGTTTTTTTGTTATCATGTGAAATCAGATTTTTTACATTTTCAAGAACAATAAATTTCGGCTTGTGATAATCAACTATTTCCAAAATTTTCCAAAATACGTTGGATCTGCTGTCATTAAAGCCTTCTTGCTTTCCAGCAATACTAAATGGTTGGCATGGAAATCCGCCTGTTAATATGTCGTGCGCAGGTATATCGGCGACTTTGATGTCATTTAGATCTTGTAGCGTTAAAGGATGTTTGAAATTTGCATCATATGCGCGTTTAGAACCTTCAACCATGTCGTTCGCAAAAACACATTCCACCTTACCAGTGCTCTCAAATGCAGAAGTGAATGCACCCGTTCCAGCAAACAAGTCTATCATTTTTAGTTTTGCGGGCATTGTGGGTTGTGGGGTTATATGTGGGCTGTGGGGCCCGGGCGACTCCGCATCATGAATGAGTTTAATTAATTCTTGTCTATTTTTAGATTTACATTTTGTAATTTGTAATTCCGCGCATCTAATCAATAAATCTGTTTTGCACGCATTATCGTAATCCATCTGAGAGAATATATAGTAGTATGTTTAATTATATATTTTCATTATTCTTTTATTAGATTAAAACTCATCTGTTTTATCTATTTGTATATGTATAATTATGAATATGGAAGACATTTGTAAAATATGCCACGAAGATTCGACCAGCCACTCCTTTTCCAAACTATGCGAAATCGGGGGCGTTTCAATATTTTATACCAAACCGGCAGACGCAACCAAATATACCGATAAGGAAGGAATTCTTGCTCATTATGACAATATGTTGAAGCATAATGGCGACAAGCCGTGGACATGGATTTTTGATAGCGATGGATTTGGAATGAAACACGCGCTGGAAATCAACACAGGTATTGGGATTGCAAAACTTATTACCTCAAAATATTCCAAAAATCTGCAAAAAATTGTCGTGAAAAATCCAACTTGGCATATTAAATTAATGTATACATGTGTCTCCCCTTTTCTCTCTACAAAGGTAAATTCAATGGTAGAATTCAAGTACGATTCTGTCTTTTAGAGAGAAAAAGAGTGCAATTCGGTGGTCTCAATTCCAAAAAATGAAATATTCGGTCATCCCGTCTAATAATTCTCGTTCCTTTTTAACTTTCGGCGTCGCGACCGGTTGATGTATGCATTTTAATATATCTTTACACAAGGATTCACACTCGATAACGGCTTGTGTTTTATTACATACACTCTGGTTCTCTTTTTTATGTGATTCATTCTTGTCCATGACAATATATGTATTGAGTATATATTTATAAAATATTATTATAACGATTGTTATACTATTGAGGCTTTACAAATATATATAGATATTGGTATTCATAACCAACTTTCAATAAATCAATTTTTCCTTGAAGAAGAAATCCAGCTTCTTGTGCCATTACGATGATTGCCTTGTGCGGTTCCATATAAAATATGTGTTTATTCTTGCGCGTCTTGTCGCCATCCTTTTCCTTAAATTTCTCGGTAAAAGTAGCGACATTTTTATCTGCATCCAAATTGAAGTTGGCTACATATTCCATGTTATTAAACATGACTTTTGATTGAGTAATGCGCTCCTTTGCATATCTTTGTGGTGATACTAAAAACAGCGGGTTTGCGGGCGGAAGAATGGGATCAAACATATCTCTCTCGACAACATGCACAACCAAAAATCCTCCAGGCATGAGCCATTTCATAGTATTGTTGAAGAACGCCATCTTATCTTTGAAATAATATATGCTAAAGTACAAACAAAGAATATGAGTGTATGATCCCGGCATAAACAAAGAGGAGTCCATAACATTGCCTTCAACAAAATTAAACTGGGGATAATTTTCTGACGCCTTTTTCACCATGGCTGCAGAAGAATCCACACCAGTCGACTTTATACCTTGAGCTTCAAGTAATGCAACATGATGACCGGTTCCACTGCCAATATCCAACACAATACTTTCGCTTGTTGGTTTAGTCGCATTAATAATTTCACCAATCTCATAATTGTCCTTTGCTTGATTGAATACCAGCTGGTCATAGAGACCTGCATAAAAATCATCATAAATCTCAGGGCCTTCCTTCAACGTAAAAACATCTTGTTGTATAAACCCTTCTTGATTGAAAGATTTATTTCTATTCGTTATCGTGTTAAATGTAGCTACAACTATCAACAATATTAATACTAATATTAAAATAATTGCCCACCCAGATAAATCATTAAAGCTGGATGCTATAGAATGTTCTTTCATATATATGTTATAGTCATATTTTTTTTGTATGAATTATATTTAATGAATACCGATTCTGAAATAAATGATATACGCGAACAGAGAGATTTTAAAGGTATTACATTTTCAGGATTTAAAAAATCAGAAGTAAGAAAAGAATTACTAAATAGTTTAACTAATTCAAGATTAGAACCCTCCTGTTATTGGAGCGCAGAATTAATATGTGCTGGCCATTTTGCAGACCTCTGGGAAATCATATTTTTTTTTTATAGTAAACATATCCATCTAGGAAGTCCAATATTAGCGACTTACTTGGAAATGCGCATAAAAAACTTTAAAGAGATCATTTCGGGAGGCTATGCTGGTAAGGAGTTGAACATGAGAAATAATGAAAAACTGAGAAAATTATTATGCGAGGTCATTTGTATATTGTGTGAAGTAGAGAGAAAACACTCATTTGAAGAAATAAAAATATATCAAGAGGATTTTGATATCACGCATCTTACGGACAAGTTAAAGGCGCCAAATGTTTTATATGCGCAGAGCGTATTTCAACCAGAAGACCCAAAAGAATTATACATTGCTGTTAATGAATTGTCATATAATTTATCTAAAGAGGGGCGAAATACGATTCATGCGTGCTATTGGCTGGAATGGATAATGGAATTTAAAAATGTTTGCAAAAGCAAGCGCGAAAAATGCGCATGTGAACGTAGAAGCTGGGCGCCAGTAGAGAGCAAGGACCAACTAGACATCGTTTGGCTCGTTTGGGATATTTTCATGAAAGAGGCCGATAATAGAAAAAATCCGCTTATTAAAAAAATAATTAATAGCCTAATGACCTTGTTTACATTGAAATTTTCAGCAAGCACTTATAAAAAACGCAAGTTTATTATGTATTTTATTATTTCGTTGCTGGTTGACAATCCCAAAATGGGCAATGAGTTGATTAAGGATACTACAAAGGAGAAGGTTTCGCTTGTGGTAAATAAAGTACATTTGGTTTATAAGCAAATTAAAAAGAATGAACAACGCCCTGCGACGGATTACCTGTTTCATAATGTAAATAATAGCAATCTAGAAAAGACGATTGAAAAATTGGACAAAATGAATGACTTTGCAGAGACGTTTATTCCACGTCTCTAGATTTAGATTTTATATTTTAAAAAGATTAAGTTAATACGTGAATAATAATTATTGATGTATTTTTTACCATTTTAAATCTTCATAGATATATATGATATTTATTGCCCATAGAGGTAACATGAACGGACCCGACCCAAAAAATGAAAATAAGACTGAATATCTACTTAATGCAATTTCAATGGGATTTTTCATAGAAACAGATTTGTGGATGATAGAAGATAAATTATATTTAGGTCATGATAATCCTCAATATGAAATAACAACAAATTTTTTATTAGAGATAAAAGAAAAATTATTCTGTCATTGCAAAAATATACGTGCATTACATTTTATAATCAATAATTACCCAGATATAGAATGTTTCTATCATAATGAAGATGAGTGTGTATTAACATCTAAAAATCATATATGGAATTATCCGGGTTCAGAATTAACAGATACATCTATATGCGTTATGCCAGAAAGAGTGAATCAAACACCTATAAATTGTTTTGGAGTGTGCACAGATTACCCTGTAAAATATAAAAATTCTAGTGTATAAATTATTTTTGTAGTAATTTTGTAGTAATTTTGTAGTAATTTTGTAGTAATTTTGTAGTAATTTTGTAGTATTTTTAGCATTTTATAGTGTTTTGTAATATTTTGTAGTATTATTTTAGTATTATTTTAGTATTATTATATAACATGAAATATACTTCATATTTATTTGATTTAGATGGGGTTTTAGTAAATACAGATGAAATACAATATAAAACCACATCGGATGCTATATTGCACATATTGAACTATAATATTTCGTGTGATTGTAAAATTGAATCAGTTTTTAGATCAACTATTACAACTTTAGAAAAATTACATTTTTTGTCAACTTATTTAGCATTAAGTGAAGATATAATTCATATTATATATGAAAAAAAAAAAGAATTAGCAAATTCTTATTTTTCAAAATTAAAAGTTGATAATGAAAAAATAGAATTAATGACTTATTTAAAAAATAATAAATGCAAAATTGCTGTAGTAACAAACTCCAATAAAAACTCAGCCCAAATAGTTTTAAAAAATATCGGAATATATGAGTTCATTGACGTAATTATTGCCAATGAGGACGTAATAAATAAAAAACCAGATCCAGAACCATACTTAACAGCAATTGAAAAGATCGAGAGTTCTAAGGAAGAATGTGTAATATTTGAAGATTCTGAAATTGGATTGATATCTGCAAGAGCAACCGGGTGCTATTTTTATCACGTTAAGTCTTATTTAGAAGTAAATACTAAATTAGTCCAATCATTAAATATGTAAACTATAATAATTAGCTATTAAGTAAAGCGTAATAGTAAGTATTTTGAAAATGCATCGTGTCTAGTTGATTGAATTTTATACATAAAATATTTAAACTATAACTAGTTTAAATATTCTATAATTATATACATACATATATTAATAATGCAAGTTATAATTTCTATGGCAGGATTAGGAAGTAGATTTTCTGAAAGAGGATTTGTTACTCCAAAGCATTTAATTAAGGTTGACAAAAAAACATTGATTGAGTTGGCAATTGAAAGTTTAGATATAGAGGGCGACTATATATTTATATTAAGAAAAACGGAAAATATAGAAGAAAATGAAGGTCTTAAAACCTTATTAAGAAAACTTAAACCTGATTGCAAAATTATAGAGATTGATTATGTAACTGATGGGCCTGCTTCAAGCTGTTATCTAGCAAAGGATTTTTTAAATATTGAAAACGAATTAATTATAACTAATTGTGACCAAATACTTGAATGGAATTCAAATCGATTTTTATTGGAAACGCGAACTAATTATTTTGATTGCTCTGTATTAACATATATTTCAGATAATCCCAAAAATAGTTTTATAAAATCCGATGAAAATAATGTAGCTATTGAAATTAAAGAAAAGGAAGCAATAAGCAATGTTGCTCTAGTTGGAGTTCACTATTTTAAAAAGGCATTGCATTTTTTGGATTCATATGAAGAAATATATAAAAATAATATAAGGACTAAAAATGAATTTTATGTGTCGGCTGTTTGTAATAATTTGATAAAAACGAATAAAGTCGGGCATGTGCTTTTATGTGATAATGAAAAATATCATTCAACAGGCACACCGGATTGTTATTTCAAATATCTGAGATATATTGATAAAATGAACATAAAAATGTATAAATTAGAAGATATGTTTCGTGGATGGTTTATAGGAGATTTTGAGCCGTCGGTATTAAAAAATACTGGATTTGAAATTGGATATTTATTGCATAAAAAAGGTGAAATTTGGCAAACGCATTACCATAATAATTTGATCGAAGTTAATTTAATGGTAGAAGGCAGAATGATATTAAATGATTTAGAAATTAACAAAAATGAAATATTTGTAATTGACAAAAAAGTTATTGCGTGTCCCATATTTTTAGAAGATTGTCGCATACTTTGCATTAAAATACCACATATGGTAGGAGATAAAATAATAATATAATAATTATTTGTATTTTACACATTTGGACATTATGCCAATGTGCATTACAACTGACGATTTGTTCAATATGATACCATAAATGAGTATCAAACATATTTTATTTGCTAAATAATTAAGCAAATAAAAACGGCATTTTAAAATATCCAATAGTGTAAAAGAAATAACTGGAAAATATAGCATTACATGTACTGGTATTATAGCACGAACCCTAATTATTGTCAAACTTTAATAAATTATTTTTAGTTGCGTAAAAATAAAACTAAATAAATATTATTAAATAATATAACATGGATAGAACCCATTGTGTTATTTGTGATGATAATACGTTTATACATGTTGCAAATTTATATAATACTATAAATATTGTAAGTACTACAGAATTACATGACAATGAAATAAAGGATTTGCAATTTATGGGATGTTTAAATTGCGGATGTGTTCAATTAAAAAATTTATTTTTACAAAGCGAGATATATTCTCAACCATTGCAAGTATTTGATGGACCTGCTATTCGGAAACATCATGATTTATTTTGCGATTTTATTATAAATAATATTAATTATGAAGAAGAATTATTTGAAATAGGCGGTGCTTATGGGAATTTAGCTAAACGAATTATTAAAAATTATTCGGAATATAATTCAAATATAAGATACAAAATATTAGAATATAATGCAAATCATTATCCATTAATTGACAACGTAGAATATATAACTGGTGATTGTGAAGTATACAATTATGATGGTATAAACACAATTATTATGTCTCATGTTTTTGAGCATTTATATCGTCCTAGAGATTTTTTAAAAAAAATAAGTAATACAGCTGTTCAGAATATATTAATTTCTATTCCAGATATGGATAATTTGACGTTGACCGGTGATTTAAATAATCTAAATATTTTACATACATTTTATATTAATACACCATATATTGTTTATTTATTTAATCAATATGGTTTTAATTTAAAAAAAACGGAAAATTATTATAGTAATTCAAACTTTTACTATTTTAAAAAAGAAGCGGTTTTAAACGTGGTTTCTTATAAAAATTTAGAATTACCAACACAGCAAAAGATATTTTACGAAGAAAGCATAAAAAATATTAAAAAAATAAATATAAATAAACCATTTTATATATGTCCTTCAGGATTTTATGGTCAATTTATATATTTTCATTTAAATGACGAAACAAAAGAAAATTTGTTGGGTTTTTTAGATGGCGATAAATTTAAAATAAATAAACGTTTAGGTGGAACAAAATTGCACATTTTTGAAAAAAATATAATTGCAGACAAAAATGAAATTAATGTTTTGATATCTTCTTCAAAACATACAAATGAAATAAGGGATGAATTATTATCATATAATAAAAATATTACATTTATTACACTTGACGAATAGATATATCTTGAAGATTTAACTTGACAGAAAAAATGCTAAATAAAAACTATCAAACTCGAATAATTATATATTTTGTTCGTATAATATATAATATGAAACATGGAACAACGAGAAAACGTTCTAACCAACGTGGCCGGCGCACACGCGCTCGTGGAGGAAAAGCCCCATCTGCTTCTTCGTTATCTGCGTTTGAGAGCGATATTGCGTGTAAATTTTTAGAAATGTTAAACACAATTAAAGTATATCATTGGAAAACGCATAGCTATGCGACGCACAAGGCGACGGATGAATTGTATGCCAGTTTAGGTGCCAACATTGACAAGTTCGTCGAGGTTCTGCTTGGTAAAGCACAAAATCGCATCAAACTACGGACAAAGCATATACCAGTGAAAGATATGAATAGCCCGCAAGAATTCAAGAGAGAAATTGATTCGTACAAGAGTTATTTAGTCAATTTAAGCAATAACAAGGCGCTTGGAGCGGGAGGAATGACGAATAGCGATTTGTTGAATATTCGCGATGAGATTTTAGCAGATTTAAATCAATTCCTTTACTTGTTCACTTTCAAATAAAAAGTGGATATGGTTGAAATACATATATAATCAAAATTTAATATATGCATTTTATTTATAATGTTGCCCTCACCGAACAAAGATTCATTTCCAGAATTACTAACAAATACCCCAAGCTTAGATTCTGATTCAAGTGGCGAAGGCATATTTTCTTCGTGGTGGGTATGGATATTCATTATTCTATTATTAGCATATCTAGGATTCAATATTTTCAATTATTTAGCAAAAGGCGCAGAAACCACTAATGATGTTCTCTCGCCGTTTTGGGCATATATAATGCCGTTCTTTAATTACGGGCCAACAAGTATTAGCTCAGTGGAAACAGATGAGGATAATGTAGATGGCGAGGATAAAGAGGTCGATGACCAACAAGATGGTGGAAACAAACCAATCTCGGCGGAAAATGCAACACCCAACCCAGCTTCCGTGTCAAAAATGAGCCCAGATTCAGTTCATAACCAAAATGCACCTGATAACGCACAAAACACAGCATTGAACCGCGCATTGAATATATCGAAACAACATGAGTTATCCAAGCAAGAATACGTTGCAAATGATTCATATGATAGCACGCAACAAGGCAAGGCGGGTTGGTGTTATATTGGAAGCGAGCAAGGGTATCGCAGTTGCAGTCAAGTAGGTGAGGCGGATACTTGTATGTCAGGCAATATTTTCCCGACACAAGATGTCTGCGTTAATCCTAGCCTGCGCGCATAAATTTGTAGCCCACTGGAAATTTATTTCCGCTATTTGTCATAATATATCGACGTCTAGGATAATATGTTGGCAACCCGCTACTATAACATAGAGGTATAATCGGTCCAGGCACATCAGATGCCGAGCTTGGATTACAATTATCATTTGCTTGTGTAATAGATAAAATTTCCCCGGTACAAATATTTTCTGCAATATTACAAATTAAATTACCTCCGTCAGGAATGATGATACGAGGTGTGGGCTCTGGGGGTGGGTTAATATAAGGCAATACTGGAACAAGTTTAGGATTAATTGGGTTGTTGTCAGGTAATTCAAAAGACGGGTCTTCATTTATATATATAGGCGGGCCGGTAGGAGTTACATAAATCGGACATATCTGTACAAATGTAGTAGTTACGCCTGGTCGTGGTACAATATTTTGTGTATTTGGGTTGATGGGCAATTTGTTAGGAATCGTTGGTTCTACGAAAGTTGGGCACGTAATAGGTCCCACGGCAGGAGCTCCATTATCTAAATAAATGGTCCTATAATTCACCCGCTTTAAACTTTGAGTATTTGGCATAGTAGCATTCACAGATTGGGACGCCCACGTTGTATTACGATTCGTCCACATCCCTTTGGCAATTTGCGAATAACGTTGTTGTTTAGTAATATTGCTACTATTCTTTTTATACTGAAGAACGTTTCCCTTACTTAACATGGCAATAGTACCTGCCTCTACTGGAGTTATTGTATCTACGGGTAATGTTGAACATACTCCTCCGACACGACTCCAAACACGTGGTGGTTTAGGAGGTTGGCCATTAAATGCAAAGCATGCCATTATATATATTGGTTTATTTTCTTTGCACCAATAATCAATATAAAATCATATTTTTATTAAAAAATATGATAAAACGAATACAAAATACTGAAACACGGCGATAAAATTACGGGTTGAACATGTCTTGGTTTCCGAAAAAGTACCAACGCAAAGACAAGTAGTCGGGCTTGTTCATCTCTAAATCACTTGCAGAACTATCCAATAACTTACGATTCGGTCCGCGGTTAAAAAGGGCTAAAATTTGGGATCCATTCAAGGCATAGTTAAAATACCACAAATTAGAGACATACCCAGAAAATCCACCATTTGCGCAAAGCCAGACGTCTCCGTAGTTTTGTTTGGGTACACCCGCTAGCACAACACTTTGAGTAATAACACCATTAATATAAACATCCATAGTCGTATTTTGGCATCTAATAACAACATTTACCCACTTATTCAATGGAATATCAGGTATAGTTACCTCTTGATTCATATCATTGAAAGTATTCATAACTATTGCAAGAGCATTTGTGTTGGGAGCAATATACAATCCTGGCGCGTTATTGGGGAAAACCTTGCCGTTTTGTGCAATCTGCGATGGATCGTCGCCCTTGTGGAAAATATGTTTATAAATACCCGAGTTATATGTCAAATCATCTATATAAATCCAAGTCGACCAAGTAAATTCAATACCATCTTGTTCATTTTGCGAACGTCCAATTGTTTTAGAACCTTTTATTGCTGGATCTTGGCTAAATACTTTTAATTGCTTGCCTTCTTGCATTCCATCAATAAACCGAGGCGAGTTATTTGGTCCAAGAATCCAACTAAGTAAACTAATTCCTAAACGTAGGAGAATAATGAATATAAAAAAAGTTAATAATAAGAATGCAACTTGTGCCACTAAACTATTTGATTCTAAGAAATCTTTGGTAGCATAGGGAGAAGAAAGAATTGAAAACTTATTATAATTTGAGTTGTCTCCGTTAAACATGTCCATAATCTATATATATATACAATTAGATATTTTATGGAAATCTAAATTTATAATGTAAATTGTGCCTTTTCTTGATTATCTGTTAATAATGCAACTTTCACTTTATATTTACCAAACAAGTTAGAAAACAATCCACCACCATATCCTTTCATATAAGTATCCCATGCCATTTGCGGGTTGGATGCAGTGTTCCAATATTGCAATTTGCTAGTCCAGCCATTAAAGCCTCCATTCGGGGTTAAATAAATATTTGCGGTGGGTGTTATCTTTGCAGTTCCAGGGAGAATACCTGTGCGGACAAGCTTACCATCTATATAGACATCAAGCGTTCGCCCATATACACTAAAGAACAAGTTCACCCACTTTTGAATAGGAACGTTAACTATCTCTAAATAATGAACCATGCCTTGAGAATTAGTAGACGCGTTGGTATAGCAGGTAAGCGCAATAGTTAAGTTATTTTCTTTGCCACCGAGCACTACAAATGGGCATGGTTGTAGGCTAGATAAATCTTGCGGATTGTTGATATTGGTTCCAATACTAGTTTCAGTCGAAGTACCAGCACCGCTGGCAGTCGTCATGGACTCTGACGCAATTGCTGTACCAGATCTACCCATAATGATTTTTTGTTCGCCATAACGATAATTCCAATCATTAATGTAGAACCACATAGAGTATGTGAAATTGCTAGAGTTCATACTATTCTCGCCCGAACTACTTGGGTTAATCATTGTCATGACATTACCAGCAGTTATTTGTGAATTCAACATATCTCGCTCCTTTGTGATATAAGTGAAAATAAAATACAATAAAACTAGTATTACAAGTATCCATAAAATTGTTTGCCACTCCATATATAATATATATCTTCATAAAAAAAATATTTATTATATAATTATAGTATTTCATAATTATATTACATAATTACTCAAATTACACCATTATATTCTATTGCACATTTTTACTGATAAGATCTGCATTTGATTCTGCAAACGAAAGCATTGGTGGCGTTTTATCCTTTACAGAATTATATAACGCTAATATACTATTTGAATCTAATACATGGTTATAATATACAACGTTGCATATTGCTCCATTTATTCCATTTGGTGAGCCAATTATCATCGCGTCAAGTTCCATATATGGAACAATATTTTTTGCAGATTTCACAAGTTTTCCATTGTAAAATATATCTAAAACTCCTCCGTTATAATTAACAAGAATATGATTCCATTTTTGCAATAACACATTTTCTAATTTGTAGATAATAACATCTCCATTTTCGTCCTTGTCCATATTGGAACGCGCTATCATATCATCAGTAAGGTCTTTTATTTTGGCAGTAATAATCATGGTATTATTGCTCGCCTTGTACAATATGGCTGGTTTTCCCCCATAACTAAATACGGGTGTATATTTATCAAATGCAGCGCTTGTGCTTGGAGGCAACGCATCAAGATACAACCATAATGAAAGGGCATAATTATATTCATACACTGGATTGGTCGCGGCTGGATCAATATCATTCAATGGTACGTATGACGCGATCGTATATGGCTGTTTTAAAATGACTGATTCATTCACTAATATTTTTCCGCCTTGATATGTCGCAATTACCCATTGCATACCCATCGGCAGAAGATAATAAATCGCAATCAAGAGAATGCTAATTACAAGTAATATGACTTCCGGCAACTTGGTCTTTTCCTTTTCCTTATAAATTTGAGCTACTATTACATCAAGTATACCTGCAAGGATACATGGGATATATAAAATGGTATTTACTAATAATCTAAACCAAGGCCAAGACTGCAAAATGGGGCTTCTAACCAATACTTTATACATCAACGTAAGAAGGGTTGAAATAATCAATACATTCAATATAATAGATAAGGTAGGTGATGTGCTCGACGTGTTGAAAATCATAAAAACCAGGAACATTGTGAAAATTATGCTACAACTTACACCAATTGCGAGTTGAAATAGATTAATAACATATGTTGGTGTGGGGGGTACATAGGAATATACGTCAGATTTTGAAAATGCAAGCACATAATAAAGTACGATTGCAAATAAAAAACAGCCAATAACAAGAGATGTTATAGTGACCGGTCCAAAATAATCACTTGATAAATTCAACAAGTCATAATAATACATGACAAATACTAATGAGAGAAATAAAACCATGATGGATAGATATTTTATTCGTATTGCCGTTAACATATTATTTGTCAGAAACTTCAATGGATTATATTTATACGTTATTCCAATGAGACCAACCAATGCCAAAATAGATATAAGGTCGGTTGCATTGCGTGCGGAGAATATATTTGTTTTAGTTTGATTATTGTTTTGGTCATCAATATTAACTTGGTTATTTACAATATCAACCATGCTTAATTATATATATATCAAGAATAGAATATAAATTTTATTGTAATACTAGCAAGATGTCATTCACATATTTTCCATGGCTGTTTTTTTACCATGACATTCGCGACACAAAGCAACTAAATTTCCGACATCATTTCCGCCGCCATATTCTAATCGTTTTATATGGTCTACTTCAAACCAAGCAGTTAACTGATTCTCGCAGTCTCCGCATTTCCAATTTTGTTGGGATGCGACAAATTTTTTCTTGGTTTCACTTACAGAACGCTTGGTAGCCTTTTTGCCCGACTGAAGGATTCGTTGCTCGTTCAAGTTGTTGGACTCCATAAAAGATGACATGAACGCGCCAGTTCGTGTGCCTCCTTCTCCCCCTCCACTGCCTCCAGATTGGTCATTCATAGTAAAATCCAAAATTGGATTAATCATATTCATTGACGTCTTATTTATTGGCATATATTTCACCATATTATTTGCATGCATTAACATATTTTTGCATTGTGCTGGGTTGCGTTTCAAAAGCAAGTAAACGCCGACTCCTAAAACTCCATAAAAGGCCATTTGATAATATTTTTTACCTGCCATGAACATTTTAGTATATTTACCATCATGATATGTATTATATATTAAAAATCCTGTTACTAATATCAATACTAATTCTATCCGCATATATAGATAATTACGAAAAGAAAATCGTAATTATATTACCACATGCAAGCAAAATAACATTACGCTATAAATGTAATGTTTGTACTCTTATCATATTTGCTCATCAATCCGGTTCCAGCAATGTGTCCCCACATGGGAAGAAATATTTCGGTCGCTTTTCCTAGATATACTGACGAGAAACAATACAAACTTCTTGAACATATGATTACATCGCAATTACACAAAAATGTCAAATCCATATCAGAATCATTATTACGAATCCTTTGATATGGTAAGCTTACCTCTCCAATTGGCGACGAAACTATCACGACATTATGCTCTGGATATTTTGCCTTGGCGTGATTTATAAAATCTTGTACTCTATTTTCGGCAATCGGCGCCTGACAATCATGTGTATTATAATGACGTCCCCACCCACCCACAGCAATGCCATGTCTCTCAAAAAATAAGCGTTCGCTTTCCAAATCAATATTTATATTTCCTGAATTTAATCTATCTCGATAATATTCAGCCGATAACATACCATTATAATCATAACGCGTAGAAACATCGTCTAGACGCAAATGCACTCCAATTGTTTTCTTGAAGTCAATATCTGGGAATGTATATCCTTTATTTATTATCAACCCGTCTAATATATCTCTCATTTTAGAATAAAGATGCATCTTGAAATAGCTAACTAGGTCGCATTCTATTTTTTTACAGACCTTCATGTTGTTTCCTGGCCAATCTTGTTCACTATGTTCAACAAAAAATTCAGTCCATAAATGGTCATGAGATCCAAGTTCATCGCCTAACTCCTTATTGTATTTATGTATAAAGGTTGATATCATTTGCATAAAGATACTATCGCCGAATAATATACCAGCGCTATCGTGAATAAACCATTTATGGTAATGTGCATATATAATTTGCATAAGATACCAAGTAAAATTCGCCCCCATTCTATCTGGTCTGCTAATTAAAATAATAAACATGGCGAATCTATTTGTAATAATAAATGATTAAAAAATTATTTTTTTTACCGAATTATTTCTAAAATAAATTCCTTAAATCATGCACCAACTTGTCTATATTAATGATTTCGGTAGGAGTTCTATATAAATAATTTAGAATGAGATTGTTTATTTTTTCATTTTTATATCCAGCTTCCAAGAATGCAGAATAACATATTATAAAGCCCCATAAATCAATCAGTTGAAGAAATACATTTTTAAAGTATCCAATCGTATCAAATTGGCCATTTCGCGTGTATTCAAGCAAAATATCACTTAAATATGGGATAATGATAGAATCTTGAATATTTTGTTTGCCTGTTATATCTCCCCATATTGACGTAATAGTTTTAATATGTCCTTTACCTCGTTTTTTATTCCATTTTTCAATATATCCCCTTAAAAATCCACCGACCGAGTTATTGTCTAAATGAGTCGTCGTCTTTAAAAACGTAGAGTACATGTTTTTGAAAGTATTATTAAACAATATTATCGAAAATGGCAAATTATATTGTAGTGGTTTTCCCAGCAATACGTCTGGTATATTTTTTCCACTTGCGGAATACATTGACAATCCCCAATCAATTAGTCTTACATACTTAGTGCTGACGTCAACTACTATGTTTGCCTCTTTAATATCCGCATGATATACGTGGTATTTATTCATGGGCAATATCCCATTCACAAGTAGCTGAATCATACGCCCATTCAACTCCTTTATTCCATTTAGCGATAAACCAGAATAGATATAAGTGCCCAATTCAACCCCCCCATCTTGTAAATTTATACACGATACTTTATCAAGATTTTTATTTATATTTTTACCATTTATGTCCCGCTTTCTCAATACTTTGCATTTTGTATCAAAATTATCCAAGTCTTGCCTAGTTAATGGCGCAGGTTGACAAACATTTGCGCCTTCGATGATAAAATAATTCTTATAGTTGGGGATTTTTTGCAAAATGGGTAAATATTTGGTTATCTCCATATATTCGCGTTTAACGTATTTGTTCAACATCAATTTTGATATTGTATTTGATAGACGTTTGCGCGTACCACGGCATCTTAACGCAGGACGAAACACGCATCCATAACCTCCCGACCCAATTACTTTACCCCCGTGTTTATGGGTTTTTCTTCTACGACGGGATTGTTTATACTTTCTTGTTTTCATAACTATGTTATTATATTATTGTGATATAATAATACTTTTGAACTATATTTACTTGTCGTATAAATAATATATGGATGAACCAACTATACAAATAAACCCTAGGTATATTGCCTTCTCTCTCATGCGATAATATTCACTAAATTTGACCTCTTTCGGTTTATATGCCTCGTAATATTGAACGTAAAATTCACTTAAACTAATCTTACGTTTTTCTAATTTTTCGTTGATTTTATTGTGTATGAAATGCATCCACCGAACAAACGAATCTCGGGAATCTAAATAGGGAGAAACTGGATATTCATCTAATAATTTGCTAAAATCGGATGCATGCTTTTCTACAGGAATAAACAATGGCAAACTTTGTATGAAATCATAGTATTTTTTTTTCGTGACGGCATTTGGATACTTTGGATAATTCATTGAAATAGTATGCAAGAAAAACCAATAATGTGGCCCGAAAACTTTTGGGTCTAATGCCATTATAGTAAAATACATATAAAAACATTACAAGATAAACACATAATGCACAAAATGGTTGCCCATACTCTATGTAATAATTGTGGAAAACAGGGACATTCGTTTCATCAATGTAAATTACCTATAACAAGCTACGGAATTATATTATGTCGGCCAAGTAATAAAGGTGTCCAATTTTTAATGATTCGGCGGAAAGATAGTTTTGGATACATTGATTTTATACGTGGCAAATATTCCCCCTACAATATTGAACAATTACAACACACTATCAATGAAATGTCGGTCATCGAAAAAAAACAAATTATAAACGAGCCATTTAACAAATTATGGGCGATGATGTGGGGAAATACGTCGTCGGAGAATCAATTTCGCAGTGAAGAATCCATTTCTGTAAAAAAATTCGAGTTAATTACAAATGGCGTCTATATTAATAATGTGAAGTATACTTTGCGCGATTTAGTCGAGAAAAGCGACACGGCATGGACGGAAACTGAATGGGAATTTCCCAAGGGACGGCGCAATCCTCAGGAGAGAGATCTTGATTGCGGACTTCGCGAATTTGAAGAGGAAACCGGATATTCACAAGATAGCATCGCCATAGTTGAAAATATTTTACCATTTGAAGAGATATTTATTGGGTCAAATCACAAATCTTATAAGCATAAATATTTTTTGGCATATATGAGTGAATATAAGAATCAAGAAAAGGACGACATGGTTAATTTACAAAAATATCAAAAGTCTGAAGTATCCAAGCTAGAATGGAAAACATTTGAGGAGTGTTTAAAATCAATTCGTCCTTATAATTTAGAAAAAAAGAAAATTATTACAAATATCAATAACTTGCTACAACAATATAAATTATATTATTCTACGTAATATATAAGTATGGCTTATGAATTAAAACAGGAATATGAATTAAATCAATGCGACAACCCTGGAAATCAATATAGCAAAGAGTGTAATACTTTTTTGTTGAAAAAAGAGTTGACAGAATATAATTATTTGTCTGAGAATTCCGATGAAAATGAATCCTTATATCCATCCTTAGACGACCCCAACTTCATTATTAAAATTGCAGAGAAGAAAGAATTTAACGATACGAAATATGACGGGGACATATACCAAGATATACAAAAAAGAGCAGATATGTTAAGCGTCGCCGAATTTGAATTGGCTCCGCATCAGCTATTTGTTAAAAACTTTTTGTCGTCGCAAACACCTTATAATAGTTTGCTCCTGTATCATCAACTAGGCACGGGTAAAACGTGTAGCGCAATTGGTATTTGTGAAGAGATGCGCGCTTATTTAAAACAAGTTGGTATACAAAAGCGAATTATTATTGTCGCCTCACCCAACGTACAGGATAATTTTCGCCTGCAATTGTTTGACAAGAGAAAACTGAAACTGGTGGATGGATTATGGAATATTCGCGCGTGCACAGGGAATAATTTAATCAAGGAAATTAACCCCATGAATATGAAAAACCTGTCAAAGGAAAAGGTAATCAGTCAAATAGATGCCCTAATAAACACGTCCTATTTATTCTTGGGTTATGACGGGTTTGCGAATTACATTACAAAGATTTTGAATTTTAATAGTGAAAAGCCAAATCCAGCACAAGAAGTACGAAACCTGCGTGCGGAGTTTAATGGGCGATTAATAGTTATAGACGAAGTCCACAATGTACGAATTTCAGAAGATAATGAAAACAAAAAGGTTGCCTTGTATTTGATGAAATTAGTAAAGTCGGTTGAGAATTTACGTTTATTATTGCTTTCCGCTACACCCATGTACAATACATATCGCGAAATCATTTGGTTATTGAATCTAATGAATGCAAATGACCGCCGTGGACAAATTGATATTAAGAACGTATTTGACAAAATGGGAAATTTTAAACCAGGCGGTGAAGAGTTGCTGATACGAAAAGCGACAGGTTATGTATCCTATATACGCGGTGAAAATCCATACACATTTCCGTTTCGCGTATTTCCAAATATATTTAGCCCTGCGAATACTTTTATGGACAGCGCTTATCCAAAATATCAAATGAATGGGAAAATTATTTCCAAGGAAGGTGCAATTCGAATATTAAAGGAGCAAATATATACGACGAATATTGGATCATATCAATCATTGGTATATAAGGTAGTTATTGATGGGTTGCGCAAACGCAAGCCGGTCGCAGTAAATCAGTTTGGCGATTTACGTAAGATGCCGACATTTGAAAACATGGAGACGTTTGGGTATACTATGCTACAATTACCCATTGAATCCTTGATTATGGTATATCCCATGGACGGATTAGAAGAATCTGCTGAACGCGTCCAGCCAATTGAAAGATATTCAGATGGAACTGAAGAGGAAGTTATAATAGCCCCTGAGCCAGTAGCTACACTCGAACCCGTCATTATACCCGCTCCATCCGAAAATCTTGCAGTCGAAGAGGCGGATGATGAAGTTATTACTATCAAGGTGAAGCGTTGCCCAAATGGCACACGACGAAATCCAAAAACAAAGGAGTGTGAAAAAATCAAAAAGAAAATGCCAGCTCCCGAATATGTTCAAGATGAACAAGAAGAACCGGGTGAAGCTGGTCTATTTATCATGAATGCGGAACAAGTAGCACCAGAACCTATTGAAGAATTGAACATTAACTTTGCGAATTTAGAATTGGGACCACAAGTTGAGATTACACGTGTTCCGTCTAGTGAAAACTCTATTCCTGATGCGATTACCGAACAACTACCGGAGATGGATGTGGATATTACTGCAGAGCCTTCAAGTGAAAACTCTATTGCTAGCGCTGGTGGCGATCCATCACCGAATTCTACCGGCATGGACATGGGCGACAATGATTACATTAATTACCACGATTTAACTGGTAAAAAGGGGTTATCTAGAATCATGTCATTTGTTGATAAAACTTCTACTCCGCGTGAAAAGGGTTCATATGCGTATAAAACAGAAAAATATGGCAGGATATTTGCTCCCAATGAAATTGGCAAATATAGCAGTAAGATTAAGAATATCTGCGACATTATTTTAAAGTCTGAGGGCATAATACTCGTGTATTCTCAATACATAGACGCTGGATTAATACCATTTGCTCTTGCACTAGAAGAGCTTGGTTTTACACGAAATGGACGCGACTCTTTGTTTAAAACCCCGCCGACTTCGCCGATTGATGCAATAACTATGCAACCTAGAGATACTGCTGGTGGCAATTTTTCACCTGCAAAATACGCAATGATTACTGGCGACGATCGTCTTAGCCCAGATAATCAAGCAGAAGTAAATGCGATTACAAATGATAATAACAAGGACGGCACCAAAATCAAGGTTGTATTGATTTCTAGGGCTGGCTCAGAGGGCGTAGATTTCAAATTCATACGACAAGTGCACATTTTAGACCCTTGGTATACCATGAATCGTATAGAACAAATCATTGGGCGCGCTGTGCGCAGTTTTAGCCACAAAGATTTGCCGTTTGAAAAACGCAATGTAGAAATTTATTTACATGGTACGATATTGCCAGACAATAAAGAGGAGGCTGCCGATTTATATGTGTATCGTGTTGCAGAATACAAGGCGGTACAAATGGGACGTGTTGCGCGCATATTAAAAGAAACCGCAGTTGATTGTTTATTAAATAACGACCAAGTGAATTTTACTCAAGCAAACATGAATATTAATGTTCGTCAGGTATTGTCCGATGGACAGGTCATAGAGGATTTTCCAGTGGGTGATATGCCGTATAGTGCTACGTGCGATTATATGGAGACTTGTGAATTTAAATGCAAGCCTTTTAAAACTATAGAGCCTGATGATATTAACAATGACACATATAGTGAGTCTTTTATAACAATGAATAATGATAAATTAATACAAAAAGTCAAGGATTTGATGAAGGAAAAGTTTTTTTATAAGAAGAATGAACTTCTCTCTAAAATCAATACACCAAAGCCCTATCCATATGTGCAAATATATGCGGCGTTAACACAACTCATTGAAGACGGCAGCCAAGTTATTGTGGATAAATACGGCAGGAGTGGATATTTAGTAAATATTGACGAATATTATTTGTTTCAACCATCAGAGTTAAATAGCCAGAATTCGTCGGTATTTGATAGGTCTGTGCCTATTGATTACAAGCACAATATGATAAATTTCGAGTTGAGCGATGAAATTACTAAGAAGGAATCGCCTCAAACCGCACCTACACTTGTAGAGAGAGAATTACAATTATCGGTTGATATGGATAGAAAAACAGAAAAAGATGTCAAAACAAACGATCTAATTACCTTGTGTCAAGCGGAGTATGACCTTGCGCTAAGTTTTATCTCTCAAGAGAGAGTTCCACGAGGCGATGATAATTGGTACAAACATTGTGGTGTGGTGATGGGAAGACTTATGAAAGACTATCCCGACATAACATTAGAAGAGCTCAAGGGATATTTGTTAGACCACATATTGGATTTGTTGTTGTATGAGGACAAATTGCAATTGTTGAATTATATTACAAAACTACAAATAGTAGATGAAACATCATTTGAATACAAAATCAAGTCCTATTTTGATAAAAACATCATTAAAGGTGCTGGTATAACTGGTATTATTATGTATAACAAAGATGACCGAAAATTATTGATATTGAATCCAGATGATAATTGGGTAGATGCTGAACGCGAAGACCAAAAAGATTTGACAAACGCGATTAAAGAAAAATATACTATAAATCCGAGCCAATATAATCAATATATTGGTTTTATCGGATATGAGGCAACAAATAAATATCTTGTATTTAAAGTGAAGGATAATCTTGCAAAAAGAACACTAGGCGCGCGATGCGACCAGGCTACCAAGGCGAAAAATATAGTTATGTTAAATAAAATAGTTGGTCAGGATGATAAATACACCAAAGACAATATTAAGCCTTTAACTGATTCTAGTGTGTGCTGTCTACAAGAATTGCTAATGCGCCATTACAATAGTAGAGAGAAAAATGGTAAGATATGGTTTTTGGACCACACCTCCGCCAAGTTATACAAGTTTTAATTTGCGTCTTTTTGGATGTCTATTATACTTTACAAAAATAACATAAATATTGTCTTGCTAGAATACTATGACCACTGGTGATATTTTATTAATTATACTTATGTTTAGCGGAAGTATAGTATTTTGTTGTGTTGCAAATTACATGTGTTGCAGTGAGGATGACTTCACACCTCGACCGGCAGAACCATTGCAAAATAAAGAGACAACTAACATTGCTAAAGTGTAGTTGCAATACAATAAATATAAAAATATATTTTAGATTGGCTGTTGGTTATATAAAAAAAATGAAAATCAGTTAAAAGAATTGTCTATATAGTATATAATGATGGAAGCGCAACCTTCTAAATTAAAATTCAAAAAGAAGGATAATAAAAGGGAGCAAAAAATCAATTCCATTTATTCA